ATTTTTCAGTTGCTTCGCAATGGTTGTGCAATGTTTTGACCTATCGCTACAAATATCCTTCTGGTTATCATCATCATGTGAAGAAGATGCCTGGCAATTCCAATAATGAGCTCTTTGAAGAAATTTACTGCATATGTCTTCGCTAAGAATAATGCGAAGCGCAGAGCCTTCTGTAGTTATTTTCCAACGGTGTTTATCCTTATCATATTTATACCAAATTGTTCTATTCACTGTTTTAATTTCATTTTTGTAAATTGCTTGTACTACTTTGGCAATATCAAAGTGAGCTCCTTCACTACGAATACACTTGTCAATGAGAGGTATGATAGAATCATTAATAATTTCGTCATATTTCATAGGATTATCTTGTTTTGCCCACCATTTCAGTGTTCCAATACCCATATGGTCCTTTCGCATTTTGTTCCATAATTTTTGACATTCACCTTCTACATAAGAGCTGCCAATTTTGGAGAACTCAACCCAAGTATCAATTAGTCTGTAATCAATATTTCGGAGCACCCATCCGAGATTAATCCAGTCATCATATTTTTCTGCTCTACAATTGGATAAACATTCTAATACAAGACGCTTAATAATGATCAATTCATCATCAGATGTGTAATTTTTGTTGATATTCAAGGATTTAGCAAATATATTGTTGTGCAATTTTGTCTTATACTTGACATCAATAGCAGGTAATACATGTTTAATATATTCCTCTATTTCAGACACATGCTTTGGAAACACTGGTGTCAATGAATCTTGTTTTTTTCTCATTGAAAACAACTTTATAAAACCAATCTCGTCAGTTGCAGTGATAGGGTCATTCAATAATTCTATACTACTACATTCTGATACATATTTGTATATTTGAGATACGCGATAAGAATCAGATTCCATTTTTTTGCTACCATACATTAGCCAACAGTTCATATCAATGATAGCCTTGTCTATAATTGATTCATATTCATTGCATATAGGAAGATTGCCAAAGAGGTCTTTAGCAACATCAAGAATCTTCTTGCGTATGAAGTGTTGCACATTATTGGATACTATGATGTGTGGAAATACAATATGTATGCCATCTTTGTTTTTACCTCTATGTTCTGATGGCTTGGGTTTCTCCATAACATAGGCTAAATTGCAATCATCAGGAACTTGAATATAAGTGTTGATAATTTGCATATAAGTTTTGACTATATTATGCACATGGTCGTTGGTATATACTCTTTTGAGTTGCCTATTTTCATCATAACTACTACTTTCATCAATGGGAAATCTGAAGTCCAAATCTATGCGTATAGGACTTACTTCAAGTGGCTTCTCTGTATAATGAAGAGATATACCGTTGGTCAAAGCAAGACCATAAAGGTTCAAGAATGTATCATACTTTTCATCTGCAATGAAAAAGGCTGCCCTGGGATTTCCCAAACTGGTGTTGCTATAAGGTTTGCCTTTTTCTATTTTGTGTTTACTTATGAAAAGATTGAGTTCTTCTTGGATGCCCATCTTGGGTATATATCTTAATTATATATATTAATTTTATTTTATATATGTTTGTATGTCAGTTTTTCTTTTTCCAAGCAATAGATACCTTAACAGTTTGTTAAGAAGACAATCAATTTTTATTTTATTTATAATAAACAGGGCTCGAATAAAATATGAATGGATTTTGTAGTCCTTCAAATGAGATGAATAAATATTGTTTTACAGAGACATCATTAAGGAAAATGGTAATAATTTGGAACATTATCAACAAAAATAAAATCAAATGCAAATCTGTAAGTGATATATACAAAGCATTACAAACAAAATTGAAACCTCATGTATATTGGTTATGGTGTGGTGTTATGGAGAGAATGGCGGAGAAAAAAATAAACACATTGTCCAATCAAATTAAAACACAGAAGACTATAAAAACTATAAATCAATTGACAAAAGCAAAGAAGGACCTGCGAATGATTGCTAAGAAGAATCTGCGACCAGAAAAACCAGAATCCTGGTATAAAAATCCTAAAACGTGGTTGTCCAATTATGATATACAGAATGTCATGTTCCAGTATTCAGATTGCAAAAAATACAAATATGCATTTTTAGGAGTTTTCCCTATAGATTTCACAGTAGCATCTGTAAATGGTGTATGTTTATACAGTGAATTTTGTCATATTAACATAAAGGATTACATCAAACGAGGAAAGAAATTTATAGGTCTTATAACAAATTTGGATAAGCATGATGAATCTGGCTCTCATTGGACGTCTACTTTTATGGTTATTGACCCGTCATTGCAAACATATGGTGCATATTACTATGATAGTACAGGAAATTCTATACCATCATACTTGAATACCTTTTTACAAGATGTTAAAAAACAATGCGATACCCTATACCCACATATAGATTTCAATATAAACTTAAATAAGAAACAACACCAATATAAGAATACTGAATGTGGTGTATTTTCCATGGTCTTTCAGATACGATGGATTAATAAACATATTGTGAAAAAGAATAATACATCTTTTGAGGAAATATTAGGGAATCCTTACATTGATGATGACCATATGTTAAAGATAAGGGACACACTTTACAGACCAAATACAAAGATGGAACTAAAGAAGTTTTTTGCTGTTAAACAAGTAGATAAAAATGCAAAAGTTCTACACAAAACCAAAAATAGCTAAACGTTGTTGCACATTAGTTAGAGAGCAGATTGATATAGAGTATGCAAAAGATTGTGTCATAGAACCAAGTGCAGGCAATGGTGTATTCATTCAAGGTCTGAAAACATTATGCAAGAATACTATATTTATTGACATCAAACCAGACAACACCATAATAACAAAACAAAATTATTTAACATATCATCACGATGCATCAAAATATCAAAAGATACATGTTATAGGAAATCCTCCTTTTGGATTCAAAGGTTCAATGGCTATCAAATTTATAAAGAAATCTGCTCAATTTGCGGATACTATATCATTTATTTTGCCTTTAAGTTTTGAAAAGAAAAGTATGCAACATTCTGTCCCATTACAATTTCATTTGAAGTATTCATGGATTCTTCCTGAAAATTCATTCAATTTCCACAACAAAGATGTGCATATACCCTCTGTCTTTCAAATATGGGAACGCAGAAATACTCTGCGCAAAGAACCAATCAAAGTCATTCCAAATGGTTATCATTATGTCAAAGACCATGTGCATGCAGATATAGCGATTCGTAGAGTAGGCTCTAATGCTGGTAAAATATATACAGTCTCATTGCCTGACAGAAATATAAATAGCCATTATTTCATTAAACTTGACAACCTCAAACACATAAAGGTCTTAGAAAACAAAGGAATCATCAAAAATACAGCAAAACATTATGTAACAGGTGCTCTTAGTATTTCTAAAAAAGATATGACAAAAGCATTGAATAATGTTATATCATAATGAAGACATTAGTATTACATAGCCTTGATGATCCATAATAATAAGAATACCATAACTGGGTATGAGAATCTAAGCATGAATTCTTGGAAGTCAGTTAGCATATTATCTGATAAATATTTACCAAGATAATGAGTTCCAATTCTTTCTAATGAAATAGCTAGGACAATAACCAAGCCAAAAACAGCAAGCTTAATGACCTCTGGTCTCTTCATGGACATCCTGTCCCAGAATGAATAAGAAGGATTCCGCTTGTATGCCACAGCAGGTACAGGTGGTTTGTAGTAATCCTGAAGATTGTCAAGATTCTGGAATTGTTCTACAGCAGGTTGTTGTCTTTTGGGAGCAGGTGCTTGCTGTACTGGTGCTGGTGCTTGCTGTACTTGTGGTGCTTGATAGACATCTTGTTGTGCCATCTTTTGTCTTGCAGGAGCAGACATTTGTTGTTCTTCATCGAAAAAGTTAGTAGAATAGTCATCTGAACCTCCACCATATGCTTGATATAAGTCTGCCATCTTAATACTATATTCTGAAAACATTATTTTTTTATTCTCTGGATATATCAGATATGAAATATACTAATACATACTTGGATATTTTTAACATTGTTCTTTGTGTCATTATTATTGGCTTTATCATTTTTGGAACCAATAAAAAATGTCTTGAAAGATTTGATAACATTGAAAATAAACCTGTTTTATCAGATTATCAAAAAGAAATTCTTGAAGGTGTACAACGTGGTGTTATAGATAATCCAACTATACAAAAGATTATCAAAGAAGGGGAGTTCAAAAAAGAAGACTTGGATAATATCATCAAATATTTAGCACTAAATGAAAAATCTGCATAACCCTTTTTATGTTTCTTCTTCATCTTCTTCATCTTCTTCATCTTCTTCAGTATATCTTCTATTCAAGTTAAATTTTGATTTATTGTCTTGAGTGAATTTATAAGCAATCATTTTGTTCATATTGTCAATATTTTTTTGACTATATTCTAATTCTCTTTTTTTGTATAAATCTAAATTATCCCTTGAGAAATCCTCATCTTCTTCATCCGATTCACCTTCTTGTTCTTCTTGTTTGTATAAATAATTTATTATATTAGGATTGTAATCCGGGTTCAATATAGAATTATGAAAAGCATTATCTTGTTTAGGCTCATAGTAATAAATAGCAAATACTAAATTATGATTGACACCTTTAAAATTATACAATGCTCCTGTTTCTGTTTCAAAACGCAGTGTTAGTCTGGAAAGCTTTCCAATGGGATGGAATTCTCTTGTAGGAACTTTTAAAAATGATGTTTTTTCGTCATTATATCCATAACTATTGATTCGTATCTTTGCAAGACCATTATTATATTTTGTATATGCTAAAGACCTATATAAATGTTGCTCTATTTCAGGACATCTAATTAAGAGATATTTACTTCCTATTAGATACATCATACCTGGTGCATACAGCACATGTCTACCAGTCGTATCTTTATAACTGTGATATAACTTTTCAAATCCATCAACATCATTATATTCAGCATAGTGATACTTGGTAGTTTCCTTACGAGATGTGTATAAATCAAAACCTAATGCTTCGGCAATAGTAGATTGACTCATGTCTAATATGAAAGGCTTGGATGATTTAAAATATATCATGTTTGTTAATTCTGCAGGGGTATCTACAGGAACTATGTCAAGGTCTATGCCATTTTCTTCAAATGTTGTTCTAAGTTTGTTAATAAATACATTTGTTGTGTAATCACCTACAGGCACATCTATATGAGAAAACATGGTTCTATCATATATTTTTTTACCATCTTTATCACTAATGACAGGGATCATGTTATTTTCATCATTGGTAGCAATATAATAATAGAGCCTATTGTTATTTGTATCTATATTACACATTGTTTTAGGGACACTCACATCAATAATTTCTATACCTATCACATTTTTGAAAGGAGTTGTAAACTCTAAAGTATATTCAGAAGGATCTGGATATACCTTTCTATCCCTATCTTTGCTATCTATCAGAAAAGTATAAGATTGTTTGATACTATTTTTTTTTAAATAATTTATATCTTCTATTGACATTAGAAAAGTAAATAAAACAATTCCTTAAATGAGACTTATGTATTATGTAAATTTTATTTTACTATGCATAATCATTTCAAATATTATTTTGCAATCTATAAAAGCAAAAGAAGGGTTTGAATCATCAATAATGCATTCAGCTTCCAATCATATACGGGCTAAAATGAGACCATGTACAATCCAGCTTACAAACGATGATGAAATATGTGATAAACTTTCAGATATCTATGAATTGAGCGATTCTCAACTTCAGGTAATATTAAATACAATGAAAACAAACAATGCTGATAAGACTGCATATAATATGTTGCAATATGTCAAATCTGTAAAACAGATACTTCCTATGAATAGTTGTAAAATACAATTATCCCAATGGAAAGAAATTCAAGAAACGTATACATCAACATCAAACATAATATATCCTTACAAATTCATAACAAAGAATAATGAATATAACACAAGTAATTTATCAGGGTATTGTTTTTATGATGTTTCTGATGCAGCTACAAACAATGGACATATTGACTATTTAGAAGATATATCAAATCCTTCATCTACACAATTATATACATTACATAAGTTGAACAATACATCTGATGCACAATCTATCAAAGATTTATACTGTAGTACACAACCAGGTTCATCATTTGTACCTTTAGATAGTGTGTTGAACTTCATGCGATTACATGCATACGTAGGGGAAAACAATACAATAAAAATCCACAAAATAGATGTTGTATCATACAATACTGAATTAAATAGGTTTCAACCAAATACATCATATGAAATATCAAAATTCTTTGAATTTCAATACAACAACAAACAATTATTTCTAGGTTTTAGTAAAATGTCGTTATCAATTTATACATTCTCATTTGATATATGCAAACGAATCAAGGAATATACTATTTCTAATTCAATTGATTTTTCCTTTGAAGAATTTCCAAATATGCTACCAAAACTTGTTGAAAATAATATTGAATTGCCGCAAAAAGATAAGAATATTCAAGCAAATATCAATGCAAAAATAAATGATATCATTGAACATCATAACAGTCTTAATGACCAAATACAAGTATATGATGAGAGTATTCTTGAAATCATGAAAAATTACGATCAATTACAAGATATGGAATGTAGAGATGAGAAATGCAATGTTCGGCAACAATATTTACTATCAAAACGTGATATTTTGAAATCTGAAAAGGCTCATTTAGAAAATCTATTACTCAAACAAAAAGAAGAGCATATAACATACACTGAATTGAGTAATAAACTTAAATCGTCTTTCTTCACATTTGATGAAATTAATAATATGTTAGGTACATTTGGAGTTCCTATACCCTATGATAAATATGCATTCTTGATATCAAATGACGACTGTATTTACTTACAAATCTGATAGCTTCATTATTCGCAATGATTTGTCTGGTGTATCTCTGTGAATGTATTTTGGCAAATGATTTTTATGTAATATGAGATATCTTGTTATATCATGTGGTGTGTTATCAGGTAATCTGTTATTTATGTATGCATGCAATAAAATGGTCTTGAATACAATGTAACAATATGCATTTGAATACTCCACCCATGAATTGTTTCCTTGTTTTTTTAATATTTTGCTTGTTTGATACAAGCTATGTTTCAACTCTGATTGTAATAAAGTTTTAAATTTTATATTATATTCGGATGACACGAATGATATAAAAAATAGAGTAGCCCAAAGTTCTACAACTGCTTCATTAGGAATCAAAACAGTTTGCTTGGCTATGTTAAATGTTTTCTTCAATTCTGCTATATCTGATACAGACCAGTTGTCATGATGTATACTTTTCACATGATGTAGCATTTCATGAATGATAACTTTTGCATACTCTTCTTGTCTTATAATAAATATGTTATTTCTATTAGGGTTTGTAAACCCACCATTTATATTAATAACATCAATTGGTTTGTTTTGACATATATATCGCTTATATGGAGAAAACATAATATAAATGTTGAAGGACTCTGTCATATTGAAAAATTTATGAATTAAGATACAATGCTTAAGAGTCCGCAGAATTTTATACAAGTTTTCGTGCAATGTATCAACATATAATAAATGCAATGTGATAGGTCCACATGATACATGTATATATTTATTACATTTCTCGGCATAATCTCGTATTTTATCTGGACAGAAATGAGATGTTTTAAGTTCGGATACAAACATATCTTTGATATTATTTACATTATATTCTGTAATAGTATATTTCATATTCCAAATAGATACACTATTGTAATCAAGTTTGTGTATATCAATCATTTCTATGAATATCGAAAAAAGCTTGTGCTTCTTTAATAACAATAGATATAAATTTGTCATTTTGCATTTTTGAACTAAAATACAAAAATTTGTTTGACACATAATTTTTAGCATTTTTTTCATTAATATCTGAACATTCCTTACTAAGGTCATACCAATACATGGAACGTTTCAAGAAGACATCTGATACAATTGTTCTAATATCTGATTTCATTTTTCGTTTATAATCATCTGCTTTCCACATCTGAAGGCTCAAATGCATATACTCCCATCTACCATTTCCGATGTATCTATACATGTTTTTCAATATCATATAAATAATAATAGAAGCATCATAATGTGTCAATGAGTCCGGCATTCTATCAATATACTGGTTTATTTCATCAATGTTTCTTATATTGTATAATTGAATGACATCATCATTCATGTCTATGCAAATAATGTGTTTGATAATATCTTTATATATGGATACATAATATTTTTGCATCATAAAAATATATAAAATAGTAGTAGAATACAAAATATCATGCATGCATGGAATATATTAGATGTTTACTTTCAAAATCATAAGTATCCTTTTACAAGCCATCACCTGGACAGTTTCAGAGAATTAATCAAAACATACATACCCGATACCATAAAATCCTATAATCCTATAACCATGATTAAATATGATGACTTTGGAAATATATTGATGAAAGTAGACATTTTTATTGGTGGAAAGGACGGGTCTAATATTTATGTTGATAGACCTATAACATTTGAAGGTGGAAATGCAAAGTTGTTAACCCCAAATGATGCAAGGCTTCGTAATCTTACATATGAAAGCCATTTATACGCTAATGTACTTGTAGAAATAACTGATATTGACAACAAAAAGGTACAAAAAGAATTCAAAAATGTAGCTATTGGAAGCATACCAATTATGCTTCATAGTGATATTTGTATATTAAACGGACAAGGTGCAGATGTTTTACAGAAATTAGGCGAATGTGTCTATGATACAGGCGGTTATTTCATAATTGATGGTAAAGAGAAGGTGATAATTGCTCAAGAACGTATAACCACCAATCGCTTGTTTGCCTCAAAAATCAAAGATGATAATACATTTAGCTATAAAGGACTTATCCAATGTACAGGAGAAACAGGAGAAACTATGCTCTCTCCAAGAACTGTTGAATTCTATCTTGTGAAAAATCCTGATATAAATACAGAAGATGATGTTGCAGAAGATTACAGAGATAAGAAAGGGGTTATTATGGTGTCTTTGCCATCTGTTCTAGGAAAGATACCATTATGTACATTCTTCAGGGCACTTGGTATAGAAAGTGATAAAGATATTTATGAGGCAATATTTGGATTGGACAACAATGAAATTGAGAAGAATATGTTTGACAATTTTATAAGACCAAGTATTTGTAATAATGAATACAATATATATACACAAGATGCTGCTATGCAATATCTCAGACCATTAGTAAAGTACAATAATATAGAACACGTTAAAAGTATTCTGACAACTGATGTATTTCCCAATGTACCGTTATATGCTAATAAAGGCAGATATCTTGGATATTTAGTCAAACAATTCATTAATGTTTGTATGCACATTGCTCCAGTGAGCGACAGAGACAGTTATATTTACAAGAGGGTGGATATCAGTGGTTATCTTCTTGCTGAATTGTTTCATGAATCATATATGAAGCTTCGTAAATTTATCAGGGACAAGATGGATTCTATGTACCATTTTGGATCATGGAATCAGAAACAGGACTATGAAAATTTTATAACCGAACATAATATTTATAAGTTGATACCTAATCTTATCATTGCACAGACTTTTGCAAAATCTCTGAAAGGTATGTGGGGTATTGTGAATGAAGAAGACCCTGAACTGGGAAAGGTTCAAGACCTTGCTCGTATAAGTTATATTGGGTTCTTATCTCATCTAAGGCGAGTAAATATGCCATTAGACAGAAGCATAAAATTAACAAGCCCTCATAAGTTGCATTCACAACAATATGGTGTTATGTGTCCCTTTGAAACCCCAGATGGAGGTTCTGTTGGATATTTGAAGAACTTGGCATTCCTTACAAAGATAGCATCTGGGACAAATACAGATAATATCAGGAGATGTCTATTAGACATTGGCATAGTTCCTGTTGAATATTATGATGTATCTGTTTCTAGAGATATTGCAAAGGTTTTTATTAATGGAACATGGTTTGGTATATGCAAAGATCCAGTGCAAACCATCCGAATATTACGAGCATATAGACGAAATAGTATGATTAATATTCTTGTATCTATTTCTTGGAATATTAAGGCAAATGAAATCAGAATTCTGACAGAGGCAGGAAGACCCTGTAGACCTCTTATCATAGCACACAAGAATATCAAAAAGACTGATAATTGGTTTGATTTGATATGTGGTTCTACATTACAACTAACTGATGCTGACAAAACAGATGAATTCTATTATAGAAGCGAATATATCAACCCAGAGACATTACCAATGTTTCAAGACAAAAGTATGGAGCAGATTTTGAAAGTCCTTGAGAAAAATGCAGCATGTTTGGAATATTTGGACATTGAAGAAGAGGATACCTGTTATATTGCTATGGAAGAGAAGAATCTCAATGTTTTTCATACTCATCTTGAAATCCATCCTGCTACCATGATGAGTGTGGTAAGTGGAAATATACCATTATCTAATCATAATCAGTCTGCAAGAAATGTTTTTCATGCTGCACAGAGCAAGCAAGCTATTGGTGTATATGCCACAAATTTCAACCAACGATTTGATACAATGTCGTATGTTCATCATTATCCTCAGAGACCTTTGGTCAGTACCAGATTGTCGCAATATACATGTAGTGATAATATGCCAAATGGGTTTAATGTTATAGCTGCAATTATGACATATACTGGCTTCAATCAAGAAGATAGTATTATGATTAACAAGAAGAGCGTGGAACGTGGTTTGTTTAACCTGTCCTATTTTAAGTCTGTTTCAGCAACTGCAAAGGAAGTCAATCAAAATGAGAGGATTATCTTTGCAAATCCCATGGATTATGTTAATAAAGGTATACAAGTCAAAGGAATAAAACATGCAAACTATAGTTTATTGGATACAAATGGATTTATTAAAGAAGGTTCAATTGTATCTAAAGGACAGAAAGCTGTTGTCATTGGTATGCTAAATATAAAGGATGTATACAAAGAGGTTAAAAAAGGGGTATTCACAGAATTTGCAAGAGAAGAAGTTTATACAGATGTATCATTAACTACTGATAATTCTTTATTTGGTACTGTAAATAAGGTATTTTATTCAACTAAAACTGTTGGTAATAATTCTTCTGTATGTAAGGTACGATTCTTGAAAATTAGGAAACCTGAATTTGGTGATAAACATGCATCAAGACATGGTCAAAAAGGTGTAGTAGGTATGATAATTCCTGAAGAAAGTATGCCATTTACAAAAGATGGAGTAAAACCTGATATTATTATTAATCCTCATGCTATTCCTTCAAGAATGACCATTGGGCATTTGGTGGAATGCGTGTTTGCTAAGTTATGTTGTATGAAAGGTGCTATAGGGGATGGTACTGTTTTTATTCCATTTGATGAATCTAAAGTATATAATGAATTAGGTGAGAAAGGATTTAATCATCATGGTAATGAAATACTTTATAATGGATTCACTGGTCAACAAATACAAAGTGAGATATTTATTGGTCCAACATTTTACTTCAGATTGAAGCATATGGTTGCTGATAAAATTAATGTAAGAGGACACGACAGGGACAAAAATGAGCTACCCAAAGTTATGCTGACAAGACAGCCTACATCTGGAAAGAGAAAAGGCGGTGGTCTTCGTATTGGTGAGATGGAACGTGATAGTGTACTCAGTCATGGAGCATCACTATTTATGAAAGAAAGTATGATGGAAAGGTCTGATAAATACAAATGGGCTGTGTGTAAAAGATGTGGAACATTGGCTGTATACAATCCATCCAGAAAAAACCGGATTATCCAGTGTAAATTATGTAATAAAGATGACTTAGCAGTTGTGGAAACACCATATGCATTCAAATTATTAGTACAAGAATTGCAGAGTATGGGAATAGAAATGCGATTGAATGTAGAAGATGTTGGTGATATACGTGATATGCAACTTGCAAATATGGATTTGATGACAGGAGGTGCAATTCAAGCAAATACTATTCAGAATATACCAATTGCTGAATATTCTGGTGGTGAAGTTGGTGAAGATGGTGACAATGATGAATTAGATGAAGTTGGTGAAGATGATGAAGATGATGAATTAGATGAAGTTGGTGAAGTTGGTGAAGTTGGTGAAGATGGTGAAGATGGTGAAGATGATGAATTAGATGAAGTTGGTGAAGATGATGAATTAGATGAAGATGATGAATTAGATGATGATGATGAAGTTGGTGAAGATGATGATGATGAAGTTGGTGAAGATGATGAAGATGATGAAGATGATGAAGATGATGAATTAGATGATGCAGATACAACAATTGATAATACAAATAGCACAAATAGAGGAAACGATGAAGATGAAAATGAGGGAAAAACAGAAGGATTGCTAACAGACACAGAAGATATTAGAGTCATAAAATTGACATAATTTTTTTTAGTTATAATCATTAGATAGGTAATAAAATACATGGATATTTTAATGACAGTGGTATTTGCCATAATGTTTTTAATCATAATTGGTGTTACTATCTACTTAATATATGACTACATGGGATATAAAGACAATGTAGATACTGCATTTGAAATCTCTACCAATTATATTAATGATACTTTTGAAAAGGTTTCAGACAATATTGATGCAACTGCTGAAGATCTTTCAAAAGGTATTAACAATAACACCAAAAATATAACCACCCTAAATGTAAGAACAGATGGAGTAGTAACAAAAACTCAACTGATTGAAGATGAAGCAAACAATTTGAGGTCATCTGTTGGAATCATGCAAGATAACGTAAGTAACTTGAGTTCTAATATATCAAGAGAAGCTCGTAAAACCGCAGCACTTCAAGGTTCTATACAGAATATACACAATCATGTTTCAAACATCTATGGAAACATACATAACATGTCATCTAATATAACAAATGTATCTTCAAGATATGGTACACTAAATCATTCTGTGCAAAATGCCAGAACTGATATTTCAAATATACAAAATAACGTGAATCAAATCAATTATGATATGACAAATGAGTCTGCAAAAGTTGGTGTACTTGAAACGTCAGTTCAAAATGTAGAAAGCAATGTTTCAAAGTCTCAAGAACGCATAAACAAGGTTTCAAATAAAATGAACCAGTTTGACACAGCTTTGAAGAAGTATTTCAAATTTTCAGAAGACAATGTTGGAATTGATAATGATAAAATATTTCAGCATACATTTAGTGGTATCAACCCAAATTTGCAATTATTGACAGAAGTTGATGCTGTTAGTGGCTTAACTGTGAAAACATCTGGTAATCAATCATTCAAAGTCTGTAATGCTGAAAACAATTGCATGAGTATGAATGTAGAAAATGACAGATTTAATATAACACCAATTAATGTCAATAACTTAACAATCAATTCACGAAATAATAGCACTTTAGCTAATTTTGACCTTCAAACCAATAGTATATATTTAGGAGGCAGTGATATGAATGCTCCAATGTTCATACAAGACAGTAATCTCTATGTAAACAATATGAGTGTTTTAATTAAAGAGCCAGGAAAAACATATACCAATAATGATTTGCAAAGTGTAAGGAAATTCAAAATAACAGGGGAAGAGATATATGATGTAGGGAGATTAATTCATGATACTTTGGAAGAATATGCTGTAAGAATTGATTACAGTCTTGTAAATGCAACAGAAACAACTTTAGAACAGTCTGCGTCACAATCAAGTCCTTCATATATCATTAATACACTTTCCATGAGAATACAATCAGGTGCTGATTTGAGAAAAAATGATTATATACTATATGCAATACCATCATCTGTATATGGTACATTTACAGGATACAATGAAGATGGAACTGCAAAAATATACACATTGGAAAATGTTATGACAGACAATGTAGATACTACAAAATCCATAGTAGAATCTTCAAATGATTCGCTTATGCTAAAAATAGTTATCAACAAGAATATAGCTAAAAATACAGAAATTCTCTTGCAATTATATGGTATAGATATATTTTCTTATAAAAATCTCATACCAAAGAATGGTAATGTAAACGGTGCTATAACAAGAGCATAAAAATTGACTTTTTACATAATGCTTTTAGGCTTTTTTTTCTGTTGGTGTAAAGTAAAAGAACATGAATTACATAATATATATCGTGTTTGTTATAATGTTTTTAGCAATTATCAGTATGTTAATAATATTATATAACACACACACCTATAAGTATGAAATGGAAACTTATATCAATTATATACATTCTGACACATCTAAACCAATTAAAGAGGATTTTACAAACTATCTGATTAATTGGGACCAAAAAGAAAGGAGATATGATGAGAAAATAGCTGATATATATAACACTTCTTTAGAAAATTATAAGAGTGGTGTGGATTTCCATAATACATCTAAAAAATATTATCAGCAATATATTGAACTTTCCGATGTTAAAAGTAACAATCCTTTTTTTGCATACGGATGTATAAAAAATATCACGCAAAATGATTTACTTATAACATTACAGAAAATGTTTTATGTATCATATCATGAATTCTATTCTATTTCAATGAATGATATAACACAAAAAGTAGCAGAAGATATTGATAGAACTATGGACAAGATGAATGGTCAAGAATTGAAAGACCCGGTATATTTTCTTATATTTCAAGCTCCTCGCTTTCAATTTAATAACGAAACCTATATTGCAAGACACGATTCTGTAAATAACCTCAAACCATCTTATGAACAAAATGTTGAGAATGTAAGCATAGGTGAAAAACCTTTAGTGACAAAAATATTTGTCATGTATCCTTATTATTATCACGACCCTATGGAAACAACAAAGATATTACCATATGCAAATGAAGAAGGATATAAAGCATTCAAGCAATATTTCAACGACAGTAGAATGACTAGGGACAAATTATGTTTTATTGAATGCAATGGTGTAAATGGCTACGCATGCGGCTGTCTGAATTCTGAAAAAAGAGTGGATAATGCATATACAAGTAAATGTATCAACTTAGATAATGAATATTTTGATTATGGTATGATATATGCTGTAAACAAATTCAATCCATTGTTTCAAAAAAAATTTATCACAAAAAATTATATTATTTAATCATCATCTGCAATAAATGTGTATTTTTTCCTCTTAGACACTGGTTCTTCTATGGGAAGTTTTTTACATTCCTCTACTTTTTCCCAGAACTTGTTGATTTTAGGAACAGTGGTTTGCCATAGCTCTTCATCAAATTCTATTCTTTGTACATTAATTTTTTCAAGACTCCATGGTGTGAGTTTTAAAAACTGTAATTCTGTATTGCTGCAGTCCATTATATATACTTGCTTATTGATATCATTTAGCGCATCTGATGCTGTCAGAAATGCTTTAGAATATAAATAAGTATATTCTCCAGACTCTTTGTTTTTGTATTCAGCAATGATTCCATGCATCATTTTGCTTTCATTGAATTGTTCAATATATTTATACACAGATTCATGTACTTTGAATTTGCATTCTATGAAATCACATTCTTTTAATCCACATACTGCAAGTTGCCCTTGAATTTGCATATAATATTTTTCAAGTATATTTCCGTCCACTATTTCACGTGAATAAGGACATTTGATTTCAATCATTATACCAATGTCATTAATACCATCAGGCGATGCTCCAAAGTGTTCAAGACAATTATCTGGAATAAGTCCAAATTCGGATATGACAATATTCTGATTCATCTGCGAGTAACATCTGGTTGCCATTGATTCAAACATAACACCCCATTTAAGAGCAGGAATGCCATTGTAATTCACGTTATCTTTTACAACACCTGCTTTTTTCTTAGCAAGGCTTAAATTATTTTCTTTGATGGCATCATCAAGGTCTGATGCAGTTAGTCTATTTTTTCTCAGTTCAAACCATTCTACTGATCTTTGCTTTATCAAAGGAATTTGTTGTAATGCTACAAGTTTACTCATATATTCTTGCAATTTTCTTTGGCGATTCACTACTACTTCGGTTGAATATTCTTGCAATATTGCAGTATTGTTTGAATAAATTGCCATATCCAGTCTGTTTTGTAGACTTGTTTCATTATGGTTCTTAATCAGTTTTGCCAACACCATTTTTATAGCACGTGATGTAATAACACGTTTTGTACTTATATTGTTTTTACGTTTGCATTTTGAGTTGATTGTTTTGGTCTTCTTGTAATTCTTTTTTTTTATATGTTTTAGACATTTTAAGTTTTCTATCTTGTTCAGCATGGATTTTAGCTAATGTTGTTTTTACGTTGTAGTTGATATCATCAACTTTACTAGTTTCTATCACTTTTTTTGTTTTACACTTGATAACATATTCAAGTAATTCAATTTGTTTATTATTAAGAATGGTATCAAATGTTATATTAAGGTCAGACATAACATATATTGTAATATAATCATATCATTTTTTTATATATCTTTGATTTCTTTGATAGATATATTATTATTATGAATATTGATGTATTGATATGATGAATTACCAAAAGCACGAGATATACCGGTATCTGTAAGCCACAATCTTTCATGCATGAGTTGAATACCATTTACAGGTGTATGACCTACAAATACATAAGAACATCCTAATCTTTCTAAAACATTATTGAATTCACCTATTTCATCAATATTACGTGTCCATAAAATTCCATCCATGCCCAATATAACTGTGTCAAATATGTTCTTATCTTCTTGATTTAATTGATTAGTTAGGACAAATTGTTTCCATATATCATTCAAATAAGATATGGGCTTGTTTGATGCATGCAACACATCTAAATGTAGCTTTTTAATTCCAGCATGGCAGAAAAATAGTTGCCCTATTTTCAAAACCAATTGTCTATTGCCTATTATAGGTGATAATGTACCTTTTGGCATGAAATTTCTATATCTATGTTCATCATTGCTTTTTGCAGATACATAAGAAAAATTACCAATTACATTCATAAGCTCATGATTTCCTATTAAAGAAATGAATCGCCCTCCTCTTGTTTTAGCAATATTATCAAGACTGTTTGTAAAATGTATCATCTGTACATCATCAAGTACTTCCCAATCTTTGAAGTTCGGGTCTCTGTTTGCACTATCAACCTGATCACCAATTTGTACTACCATAGTGTGATGAGGATTTGCTACCCATTCAAGACTGTCATTAATTACTTCAGCATCTATAAGAATTGTTTTGAGTCTCTTAATATCTCCATGTAAATCTCCAATAACTACAATGCGTTCTGCAGCAGGATACTCATATGCATTAAAAGTATACATGCTTTGTATACTATACTATAAACAAATCTTTATATTTATGTTGTGAAAGTACATATACATGTGTAGTTTAGGACACATTCAAAAATATTATATATATCAAAAAATGCACTGTATATGTACTTTATTGTATCTCAAGGAAACAATATTTTTTGTATACTTGCATTTACCATATGTTGTATAGCGAGGTATTCATTCAATTTTCTAGTATCAAGTAGTGTATTGCTTCTCTTAGCTTTCACATCAAGAGCATTTCCTTCTACAAGCTCCCATGTATGTTCTGAATTTTTGTCTCTTTTATAAGCTTCTAATAATTCGTCATGTGTTGCATTTACGTTTGTAAAATTGTATGTTCCATGTTCCTTATTTTCCATCATCCTAATAGCAATGGGAATCATAACATCCAGATTTGTCATACTATTCAGAACAGAATGAATTTTCTTGTAGGACACCAATTTTGTAGTGAAACTTTTAGCATGCTCTTCATCTGTCATAGGCATTCTTATACGCAGTGATAATGCATTTGTTTGTTGCAATAGTAAATCTGTGAATCCCTTCACAATACTATAATTAGACCCAAAGAAATTTGGAGCATCCTTTTCTGTAAATCCTTTTTGATTTTCGGGTGTATGTTCCGTATCATAAGTGTATATGCAACCAGTACCTATATATGTGAAATGAATGTTTTGCTGTTGGCAGAACAACGCCATTGTCATAGGACCATACAAATTGTCATTGAGATTTTCTCTCAATGTACTGGGGTCTTCAAGATAGTCAATAGTCTTATACAAACCACCAGATGTTCTTCCTGCACAATATAAGACATGTGTAGCATGTTTATCAACGATATCTTGTTTTATTTCACTTGATTCTGCACGATAATCACTATACACAACATCGTGTTCTTGCAAACATTTCATGAAAAGTCCTCCAATCCATCCTTTATGCCCTACAATATACACTATCATGTCATGCATACTGTGTATAATCTTTAAGCATATATAAGAATGTTTTACATAAGATACAATAAAACATGAACAGTAAACTCAGAGAACTTTCACAAAATATGAGGGAACTTGGTAAGATGCACCAGTCTTACAAAGGTTTTGGAATGTATTCAACTGTATCAACTGAATTACAGAAAGCCATTTTGTATTACTCTATCCCTGATATTTCATTGGTAAGTGTAGATTCTGACGAAGATAAAGTTATATGGTATAATAAATCAAACTTTTTCAAAAATAATAAAGTTATTATTCATTATAATAATAATTACATATTATGCATAAAGAAAAATGATACTATACAAATATTGCACAACCATCCAATACCTTTGATTGATGATGTCATGAATATTTTTGATAATAATATCATAGAATATACACCTCCATCATATAAAAATAACATATTTACTCTTATTACACAATATATGGATATGAAGATAAATACGAATAAAATAGAAAAAACAAGATTGATTATTGGAACAGAGCTATATAATTACATGAAAGATAGCAATAAGACCCCTCTTGCTCTTGCTTGCGAATTTGATACATATCTTAGTAATGTGTATGAAAAAACAGTTTTTGTCATGTGCTAATTATATTTGCTTATAATAAAAGACATATGAAAATCAGCAAAAAAGGGGAATGTATTCGGACTGTGGCAAATTACTCCAAGCAAAAAGCAACAGATAAAATAGACAAATCTAACTTCAATTTACAAGAATTCAAAAAAAATATTGACATAACTTCTCCAAAATTAGCAGAACTCATTAAGACTATTAATGCATTGGATGCAGCTGATATGAAGAATCATAAGAAGGTATTCAAGCATATCATATATACAGATGTCAAGAAATCATCAGCTGGTTCCAAGATGATAGCAGCGGGTCTAACTGCAAATGGTTTGACCAATATTTATGACAAACGTCTCAAACTAGACGATAGTGTTATTAAAGAAAATGCCTACAAGAATTTTGCACTTTTGTGTAGTGTGGCAATCTATGACAAACCATTTCCTATCAAATTAAAGAAATCTATTCTATCAACATTCAATCAGCGCCCTGATAATATATATGGAGAACAAATACGATTTTTGATATTAGACCAGGGATTTAAGGAAGGGATTGATGTTTTTGATGTAAAGTATGTTCACTTATTTGAACCACTAATAACTGAAGGAGATGAGAAACAGGCTATTGGAAGAGGTACACGATATTGTGGACAGAAGGGGTTAGATTTTGATGCAACAACTGGGTGGCCACTTCATGTATTCAGATACAATCTATATTTTGACGAGGAAGATCAAAAGAAATACAATGCATCTGAGATTCATAAGCTATTCATAGACAATAGTGGACTAAACCTCAGCAAATTAATATTTGCAAGTGAATTAGAAAAGATATCCAGATATGGTGCTGTTGATTATGAACTTACACAAAATATTCATGGATTCGGTGATGGTTCTGCTGTCTATGTACCTGACTCAAAGACATTGAGTAACATTATAGGACCTTCTTATGATATTGTATCATCGGCACTAAAAGATTCTAAGGATGAATACATAAACTATAGAACTATTGGTATGAAACTTTCTGCAGCAGATATGGGAAAGAAAGTGAAAAATCCTCTGTCATTACAACCATCACCAATGGATATATCTCCACCTTTATCAAAAACATCTCCTTTACCAGGCGGTGGTATTAAAGGCAAGAAGAAAAAAGGGATGAATAAGTTTTTACATAAGGCACCACAAAAATCCAAAAAATTCTCTGAAATGCGAAAATATATCAGAGAAAGGTTTATGCAAATGAAGTGGGACAATATCAAATTTGAAAACAAATGTGTAGACACAATTGTCGATGATGACATGAAAATAGACCGTATTGTAAATTACACACCTACACAGGACTTTGTATCAAAGTATTTTGACAAAAGTTCTGCAAATAAAGGATTATTGTTATGGCACTCAGTTGGAACAGGCAAGACTTGTTCTGCTATAGCTGTTGCATCTCATGGATTTGAGCCACATGGATATACTGTATTATGGGTCACAAGGCATACATTGAAGACTGATATTTGGAAGAATATGTTTGGAAGTGTATGTTCTGCTACTTTAAGAAGGCGCATTATAAAAGGTGAAGATATTCCTGAAAATGTTCAAAAAAACCCACTTAAATATTTGTCAGAAAGTTGGGTCATGCCAATTAGTTATAAGCAGTTCACAAATATGTTGGCAGAAAAGAATGATATATTCAGGTTAATGAAAAAGAGAAATGGTGCTGTTGACCCGCTTCGTAAAACACTTGTTATAATTGATGAGGTTCACAAGTTATATTCAACAGATCTTCCAGTGGCAGAAAGACCTAATTTGAAACTCCTGAAAGAAAAAATAAAAAATTCCTACAAAATGTCTGGTGCAGATAGTGTAAGATTATTATTGATGTCTGCAACACCATATACAAGTGATCCCATGGATCTTGTCAAAATACTAAACTTGATGAAGGAAGATGATATGCCAGAATCTTTTGAAGAGTTTGCGGAAGAATATCTTGATACTAATTATATATTTACAGATACTGGAGCAAGAAAATATCTTGACAATATATCCGG